TTGGTTACTCACCACACCTGCTATCCGTAAGGTATGGCTACCCTTCCTGCGTGGTTCACGTAAATGGGTAGATGAGATGAGTAGTAAATACCCACTTCTAACTAATGCTGTGGATGCAGAATACACATTAGCTATTAATTGGCTAAAGTTTGTAGGCTTCACATTTATAAAGAAACATGATACGTGGGGTGTAGGAGACAAACCCTTCTTAGAATTTGTGAGGATACGATAATGGAACCAATGACCATGCTAAGTATCGGTCAATCTGTCATGGGATTTATGGCACAAAGACGACAAGCAGCCGCAGATGAGGCTCGATACCAGCAGAATAGAATAGCGGCTGCAACCGCACGTGATTTAAAAATACAAAGTCTTAATCGTAGGGCTATCCAAGAAGCTGAAAGTGTAGCAGGACAAAAGATAGACCTTGCTATTAAAGCACTTGAGACAAGAGAAGCACAGGTAGTAGCCTCAGGTGAAGCTGGTGTAACTGGTCAAACAGTAGAGCTTCAACAGGCTCAGACTGAAGCTCGTAAGCTTCGTGGTGATATGATTTATAATGCTCAAATAGGTGGTATTCTTCAGCAGATAGAAGATGAAAAAGCAGGTGCAAACGCACAGATGATGAGTCGTATAAACTCTATGGCTAGGGGTCAAGAGCCTAGTATGATGGGTGCTGTTCTTGGAGCCGCTTCCAGTGCTTACTCTACTGAATTACAGATAGCAGGTAGGGGTGAGGGTAGTTTCTTAGCAGGTATAGGACTAGGTGGTGCTGACCCTAAGAGTAAGACTAACTTTATCATTAACCAAGCTACGCCAGAGATGATGCCTACTTGGTAATATAGAAAGTAATAGGAAAAGACATGGCAGAACAACGAGTACAAGTTAGGGAATTAGCTCTTCCTCAAGGTGTTAGTCCCACAGCAAGTCCAGTTGAGACTTACGTAGCTCCCTCTAAAATTCAAACACAACCTAGTCAATTAGAAGAATTTGTTTCTGCTCTAGCCCCTGCTTTTAAAGCTAATGCAGAACTTACACGTATTGAACGTCTAAGAGATGAACAAGAAATTAGAAATAATACTAGAGCTAACCAGCTAAACCAGATGGATAAGGCTGCTTTAAATCTTGGTGGTATGATGAGCCAAGACTACACAGCTAACAAAGAAACGCTGTTAAATAATAAAGTATCAGAGCTAGAATTTCGTGAACATTATGGAAAGTTTATAGATAACTGGTATAATAGTTTAGGTGATATTAGTCCCACTGTTAAAGACGCAGGTTTACGACAAGCACAGTTAAACTTAGAAGAACTTGTAGTAAAATCTTACAGACCTGACTTAGCTAAAAGAGCAGACCAAGATTTAGATGAAAGTTTTAATGGAGCATTAACAACTTTATCAGGAGTACTTAAACCAGACCAAGTTACTGTAGATGAGGTAGGTCGCCAACTTGATAGTACCATAGCCGCTAACCCTAAGGGTGATTTAAAAGCTACTCGTCAGTATTGGAATGACAAGCTTGTAGATTACGCAGTGGAACAGGCTAAGTCTAATCCCTTTGACCCTGTTATTCAGTTTACCATGAAGAAGATTTTAAAGTCTGGTAGATATGTTGAGCAACGTGTAGCTATTGAGAAAGCACAAGCAGTAACTACTTCTAGTACTAACAAAGTTGTTAAGCAACAAGTTACAGCTGCTCATGTTGATGCAGTTGCACAATCAGTGTTAGACGGGACAGCAGGTGCTGTTAATTTAGAAACTAAAACTACCTTAATGACACCAGAGGGTGTACCATTTGAGATACAGGTAACTGCACCTACCCTAGCTAAATCTCTTGATGAGCTAACAATGCTTAAGGTAGTAGAACATGATAAACAGAGAGTGGAAATAGAAGAGAACTCTACACTATCTGTAGAAGAAAGAGAAACTAAGCTAAAGATACACGAACAAGAGTTTGCTGAGTTAAAACGAGGACAATTTGCAGCTTATGCTACTATTGGTAAAGTACCGCCAGAGTATATAACAGCCCGAAGAGATGCTAATGCATCCTTCTTTGCAGACTTAACTAACCCTGAGGCTGTTGGTAGAGCAGAACTAGCTTTTACAAAACTAGAGGAACTTGAGTCATACTTTGGCGAACGAGGTACTTCTAAACTCTTTGAGGGTGACAAGAAACTACAAGAAATGTTTGAAGTTATTAAAGGAGCAATGGAAGTCAACCTACCTTTTAAAGATGCTATCGACATGGCGCAGAAGTTTGACCCCGAAGGGCTACCTGAGTTTACCATTACTGATGCTGAGTTATCAGAGATGATTGACCCTAATGCCTTTGGAAGCAAAGGTATGATTGGTATATTTACTTTTACTAATTTGGATGAAATATCTAACATGGGTGTTATAAAATCTGATGTTCGTAAGTTAGCTAGAATTAGAATGGGCAGTGGCTTAGGTATGTACTCAGAAAAAGAGGCTATGGATTACGCTGTTAAAAAGGTAGTGGAAGACTACCAAGTACTAGAACAACCTGATGGTACTTATGTAGGAATCAAGGCAGAAAGTGGGTCGCACACTGAACGTAGTGTGAAGGGGGCTGAGACAGCCTTGAACATAGCTATGGATAATCCAGAGTTTGTTAAAGCTATTCAAGAAAACTTTAGTATACAGTCTAAAACTGTAGCTCGTCCTACTTCTACCTTTGGTGTCGAAAGTGTCTCGTATGAGAAAGTAGCTGGTTTCACACTAAACGTTTCTAACAGCTTAAACAATTCTAATCAGTTAGATGTTTATGTTATAGAAACTGATAGTGATGGTAAGATGATGCCTACTGGTTTTAGAAGTAGTATTGGTACGATAGATATGACTACTATTGATAAGCAGATTAGGTATAAGTTTATTGATAATATGATAGCTAACCATCAGCAAACTGTAGCTCCTATTACAGCCTCTACTCCTGAGTCTGAGTTAGGTCTTAGTTCCTTAGACATGGATGAGGAAGTATTAGACTTTACTCCTACAACCAGTAAGAGTTTTGCTGAGATGTCTAGTGTTGATGAGTTTCTAGGAGACAGACTTGCTAACATGGACATTGGAAGGGACATGGAGACAGCGTTTGCAGGTTCTAATGCATTTGCAGAAGAACAAAGAAATGCTATACTAGACAGAGCTAGGGAAAAACTAGCAGGTAAAGGGTTAGACCCTACTGTTGTTGATGAAACATCTTCTGCCTTATTAGATTCTATAGCTGAATCTATCTCTGACGTAGGAAAGTCTCTATCAGATACAGCCTCTGACGTTGTTGATAGTGTAACAGACTTCTTTACAGATGATACAGCAGAAGCTTCTGAAGTAATACCTAGTGAAGTAGTAGTCCCTAGTTCTGAAATATCTGAAAGAACTTTTACTGATAGTACTGTAGACAATACACCTCTTCAAGGTGATAATGTAGCAGATAAAGCTACCAACCTTATTCAGGTACAGGAAGACTTCAAAGCTAACCCATATCCAGACGGTAAGAATAAATCTGTGGGATATGGTTTCTATCTACCATCACTAGAAGCTGATGAGAAGGCATTGATTAAAGATGTCAATAACATCACAGAGCCAGAAGCACAGGCTGTTATGAAGCTTAAGGTGTCAAAGATTACTAAGTTCATGCAAACTGAAATAGATAACTTTGATAAACTACCAGAGAGTACACAGTTAGGTATTACAAGTATGGCTTTCCAGTTGGGGAGACAAAACGTAAGAGATGAATGGCCTAAGTTTATGACTGCTATTAAGAAAGCGTCTGGCCTACCTACTGGTTCTACTAAACAACTAAAAGCTCTTGAAGAAGCTTCTAAACACATGCTGTTTAATGTAAAGAACGGTAAGCAAACTAAGACAGGGTGGCACACTCAGACACCTAACAGAGCTAATGAAATGGCTAGGTTTGTAAAAGGAACATAAAGGAAAACTAATGGCTGATGAAACTTTTGAGAAGACCATAGCAGACATGGGATTTGGGGGCATGTCCCCCTCTCCCATAAACGGTAGATTTACCTCTGTTGAAATGGAGAAGGCTGCACAGAAAGCTAAGAAAGCTTCATCTGGATTTATTAGTGGTTTTGTCAATCAACAGTTTGCGGAAGGAACTACTGCCTCAACAGTCAGACTTCTTTCTGATGTTCCTGAGGACAATACACCCTTTAGTACTGACATTGCTAGAGAATTAACAGCAGGTTATACTGATACTAACCTTATTCAAAAGGTTATAGATGCTGGTGTGAACAAAGGCACAGGGGCTGCACGTAAGGTAGCACATGAGATAGGTATAGTAGAAGAGTCACGTGCTAGAACAGCACAGGGTGATGGCTCCTACTTTACAGGTAGTATGGCAGGGTACGCTTTAGACCCTGTAGATACTAGTGCGGCTATTGCTACTGCCGCCGCCGTGTCAGCTATGCAACCTCAGTTTGCACCTGTCACTGGCACGGCTACCTTCTTAGGTGTTAAGGGTTATAAGTTTCTAAGTAAGGTAGCTCCTCAAGTAAAGTACTATATAGGTGCTACTGGTATAGGTGCTGCTGAACAAGCAGGTCTTGAGCTATTACGCGCACAGACTGTGCATCAAGTCACTGGACGAGATGTTATGTTAGCTGCCTCTATAGGTGGTGCGATTAACTATGGCGTAAGTAAGTATGCGGTATACTCAGCTAAGAAACAGCAGATACTACGTGCTTCTCAGAAGAGAGCCAATGGTGAAGAGCTTACACCTCAGGACGAAGCTGTATTAAAAGCTGCTTCTGATGAAGTACTAGCTAATCACTTTATTGACTTAGCTCACCGTAATGATGACTTCGGTACAGGCACTGATGAAGCCCTACAACAAACAGTAGGAAGCAGTACAGCAGGTGTAACTCGTAAAGATATTACTGAGATGACACCAGAAGAGATTGAAGCTACTCCTGCACAACGTGGTAGGTTTGTAAAAGCCAGAGGTTTAGTGGCTTCTATAGCACCAATTATAAACTCTACAGATGGTCTTACACGTTGGCTAGGTAGGGGTTTAGCCTTAGATAGTTTAGGTGTCAAGGGTGGTAAAGGTGTAGTAGGTGGTAACGCACTAGAAACACGTGATATGATTATCACTACTACACAGCTACCAGACGCTGTAGAACTAGGTAAGCTTTATGATTCTGCGGCAAAGAAACTTAACCTTAGGGTAAGCCAAGTAGAAGACTTAGTAGGTGATTATGGTCGTGTACCTGACCCTAACGCTATCGAAGAGATTAAGAGAATATCTAAAATCTATGAGATTGCTAAAGACAAAGTAGCTCAGATGGCTGTTGACGCTAATGCTGCTGGCTTTCTTCCTGAGATGATGGGTAACATTAAGAACTACTTACCTCGTAAAGCTAATAGAACTAACATAGCTGAGTTTAGACTAGGTACTAAACAGACAGCAGCCAAGCTTCCTGATGTTGAGGGAGATATTAACCCTGCGTTTGTAGACTTAATGGAAGGTGCTATACGAAGCGAACAGAAAGACATTGTTAAAACTGTAACAAAGGCTCTAAAGGACGCTGGTAAGAAGAGTGTTACTACAAAGAAAGTAAATACTTTTATTAGAGCTATGGCACGTGGATATGCCAAAGGTTTCTTAACTCCTTCTAGTAATGAGTTTCGTAAACTTGGTGATGGTATAGCTGATATGGATGATACTAAAGCAGCTTTAAAGGCCGCAGGTATCGCTGATGAAGACGTTGATGTAATGTTAGACGTACTATCTAAGAACATACCCGTTAAAGGACACCCTCGCACTAAACATCGTATGCGTCTTGACGAAGGTTTTTCACTAGCTGTTAAGGGTGCAGATGGTGAAGTGTTTACATTAAAGATGTCAGATATACTAGAACGTAATGCAAGAAGTCTACACGAAAGTTACTTGTTTCAAGTAGCAGGTGCAGTAGGACTAGCACAGAATGGTATTAATACTAATACACTTGGTTCTAACTTTGATACTCTTTTAAGTAAATTACCTACTGGTACTCCTGATGCTGATAATGCACGTAAGCAACTAGACTTTTTATATAAGAGTGTTACAGGTAAGCTAGCTTATGAAAGTGGTTTCTCAGCAGGTACTCAAAGAACACTAGCACGTGTACGTGAATATGGCTTTGTTGCTAACATGGGTATGGCAGGTATGTCAGCTATCATGGAATTTAGTAACGTAGTGTTTGAAAGTTCTTTTGAAACCCTACTTAAAACTGCTCCTCAGTTTAAGAACTTAATTCTTGACGCATCTACTGGAAAACTAAAGAACAAGTTAGCACATGAAATGTTAGTTGCTACTGGTTCTGGTGGTGATGGTATGCTTGTTAAGGTTACATCACAACGTAACAGATTAGAAGGTGGTATTGCTGAAGGTGAAGACTTTATTGGGTCTGGTGAAGTAACTAGATTAGATGAGATGTTAGGTAAGGCACGTATCTTTGTGTCTATGGCTTCTGGTCTTCAGGGTGTAACAGATATGCTACGAAGATTATCTACCTATAACTTTGCAACAGAAGTAGCAATGAAAGCACAGAGAGGTGAAGTAGCCTTTTCAGCTATTAAGCGTGAGCAAATGGGTATCACAGATGAAGTAGCTCTTGAGATTAACAATCAAATTAGAAAACACTCTCAGTTTGTAGATGGTGATACTTTAGATTCTATTAATCTTAATGCGTGGGATAATACACCAGCAGGTCAGGCGGCTAAGAATGTCTTTATTCGTGCGGCTAGGCGTGAGTCTCTACAGTCTGTACAGGAAGTTAATAATGGTTCTGTTAGTTACTGGCTACGTAGTGAAGTAGGTAAGAGTTTATTTCAATTCTTATCATTCCCTATGGCTTCGCTAGAGCAACAAGCAGGACGCTTTGCTGTACGTGCGGCTAATGGAGATGCTGTAGATGTTGCAAAGATTTTGACATCAGGTGCTGCACTAGGTACTCTTATGTACATTGCTCGTTCTCATATGAACTCACTAGGCCGTAGCGACAGAGATGAGTATATGGAAGAACGTATGAAGTTTGGTAATGTAATGTATGGCGCACTAGGTCAGATGGGTCCATCTTCTATGTTTCATTATGTATATGAGGTATCTACAGGAGCTATGGATGGTTCTACTAAAGCTGTAACACCTGCTGCTGCTTCAATGTTAGTAGGTACTCTAGCAGGAGTAAAAGATATTGGACAGGCTATAGCTGGTAATGATTTAACTGAATCAGAGCTACGTAGTATACTAAGATTACTTCCTTTCTCTTCTCTCTATGGAGCTAGGCAATTACTAAACGCATCAGCTAGGTTAGCAGACTAATCTAAAGTTACAACATTGACGAAATTAGAAGGATAAGCAATGGCTTTTTCATATCATAACTATACAGGGGATAACAGTACTACTACGTTCAACATCCCCTTTACATACACTGACACTAGCGAACTTAGTGTAACGGTAGACGGTGTGGCTGAAACTGGCCTTACTTTTCCTTCTACCTCTACAGTAACTCTGA